TCTCGCTGTTCTGCTTGGCCCCAGCGTTCCTGTTACCGCAGCAGGCGGTCTCGATAGAAACCGTGGAAACGCCGAAGAACTGCGTCGCTACTGGACAATTGGTCGCGGTGGTCTCAAGATTCGCTGGACGACACCTGGCGACTGGACCCGCTGTGTTCGCAACCTTCGCAAGTACATGGGTCCTCGCGCTAAGGGATATTGTGCTCTCCGTCACAAGGAGATGAACGGCTACTGGCCTGGCGACAAGCGGAACCGCGAAACCGGAATTATTGACGACGCTACTTACCTTGTATCAGAAGAGCAGGTTCTCACGGCTGCCGTCCTTCGCGCTGAGCGCGACGAGCTTGTACAGCGTATCTCAGCTCTCCGTGCTGGTGGGCAGATTCAGACTGTCGGCGACGACTACAATTCCAGCACTTCAAACTACTTCCACCGAGATCGCATTGAAGTTCCTGAAACTATTCGTGACATGGTCGAATACGGGGACTCCGATGAGGTCGAAGAAATTTTGTTTATGGACCTAATTCCCACCCAAAAGAGTGTCAACATGCGTCGAGTTGGTCGCAACTACACTTCTGACAAGCCTGTCAAAGTCTGGAAAGACGACGAAGGCTACAAACTTATTGACGGCCACCACCGCTGCGTCGGCCACTACCTCAATGGTAATGACTACGTCAAAGCCAAGGTATTTAGCGCTCACGCGGAAGAAGGAGCAGAATAATGCACAACGACAAAGAAATCCGCATGAGCGGGTCCAAGTTTGTTATTCCTCTGGTTATCCCAGAAGAGACTGAGTCGGGTGATGGTCGTATGTTCCGTAAGGACGCCATCGAAATCCGTGAACTTCCTCTCCCACTCTTGTGGCAAATCAAAACTGGCTCCGGCCACGACGGCTCTGTAGTTGTCGGACGCATCGATCAAATGGAGCGTACCGAAAAAGGAATTGGAAACTGCTACGGCACTTTCGATGATGGTCCCTACGGACGCGAGGCCGAGCGCCTCGTCCGAAACGGTTTTCTGCGCGGTGTTTCTGCGGATATGGATCGCTTTGAAGCGGACGATAATCGCAAAGATAAAGACAAAGATGTGTCGGATATGGCTAAAAAACCAGACAAAATCAAAAAAGACAAAATTGTTGTAAATAAGGCTCGTGTAATGGCGGTTACAATAGTATCAAAGCCCGCTTTTCAGGAGTGCCAAATTGCTCTTGCCAATGAAGGGCAAGAAGCCTACACTCAGGAGGAAACTGTGTTGACCGATGGCGTATACGCCGACGATGCTGACCCCATGGATGCCGCGTCATTAGTGGCGTGCGGCATGGTTGCTCAGCAGATCCCCGTCGTACCACCCAAGATGTGGTTCGAAAACCCTCGCCTCGATAAGGCGACCCCACTTACCGTCTCTGATGACGGCCATGTCTACGGACACATTGCGTCGTGGGAGACTGATCACATTGGTCTTCCCTTCGGCACTAAGCCACCCCGTAGCCGTGCCAACTATGGATACTTCCACACTGGAGTTGTTCGCGTAGATGATGGAGCTGACATCCCTGTTGGCCAGCTTACTCTTGCTGGCGGTCACGCTGATTTGACCGCGTCGGCGGCTGAAGCCGTCAAGCACTATGACGACACCGCGAGCGCAGTTGCTGACGTTCACGCTGGCGAAGACCGCTACGGAATCTGGGTTGCTGGAGCACTTCGCCCCGGAGTCCAGCCCGAGCAAGTCCGTGCGCTTCGCGCGTCATCCCCTTCGGGTGACTGGCGTCCAATCCGTGGCTCGCTCGAGCTCGTCGCTGTCTGTCAGGTCAACGTTCCCGGATTCCCGATTGCACGAGCTCGCGTTGCGTCTGGCCAGGTTATGGCGCTTGTTGCTGCTGGTGCTGCCACTCTCGCTCGTATGAAGTCCAACCCCATTGACGATCTTCAGACTCGCCTCAAGCTTCTCGAGGAGAAGGAAAAGAATGCTCTGGTTGCGGCTGCCGATAAAGCTCGCATGGACTTTGCCAACAAGAAGATGAAGTCTTACGCTCCCAACATTGACAGCCGTTTGGCAGAAATGCTCCAGCAGACTCTTGCTGATGTGTCTGTCTTCGCGGCCAAGGTTCAAGGACACCACTGGAACGTTGAAGGAATGAACTTCCCACAACTTCACGAGTTGTTTGCCACCATCTACGAAGATGTCGAGGACTCGATTGACCCTCTCGCGGAGAACATCCGCAAAATGGGATACAAGGCTCCTTTTGATCTTGCTACCTTTGCCAAAATGAGCCAGTTCGGTGAGTCTGACTTAGGACCCAACCCCACGTGCCAAGAAATGATTGCTGACCTTCACAAAGTCAACGAGAGTGTCATTGGTCTACTCAAGGCTGTATTTGACGTAGCTGACCAAGCCAACGAGCAAGGTGTTGCTGACTTCATTGCTGGACGTATCGATTCTCACCAAGAGTGGGCATGGCAGTTGCGCGTATCGCTCGCTAACCGCGAAAAAGAAGAGTATAAAGCAGAGCGTATGGATCGTATGGAAGATTCCTACGAGGACGAAGACTACGACGCGTTCTTTGCTTCTCTCTCTAGGCAGGGTGTCCCCGAAGCAGGTCTCACGGCTAGCGCGGGCGACCTTGTTCAGCGTGCCCGCGAACTCTCGGCTATTACAGAATTTGCTAAGTTCACCTCGAAGGAGCGTGAATCTCTTGCAGACAAGGGTCAGGCTCTTCCCGATGGTTCGTACCCAATTCGCAACGAATCTGATCTGAAGAACGCTATCCAAGCATTCGGTCGATCCAAAAAGTCAGATCGCGCCAGGGTTCGTAAGCACATCACTAAGCGTGCGCGAGCTCTCGGTAAAGCAAAGATGATTCCTGAAAACTGGAAAACTGCTGCTTCGGACTCTATCACCGCAAGCCTTGAGTCGATGCGTAACCGCACTGCAATCTTGGCTTCCGCTGAAGGAGATGCAATTATTGAAGCTGTTCGCCAGATTCGCGCCGGGAACATTCCTGACCTGACCAATGTCAATCCCAAGCAGCTAGAGATTCTCCTCCCCGGTGTCAACATCCAAGACATCCTTGACGCAAAAGAGGGGAAGAACGATGGCCGTGTCAAGTACACGCCCAAGACTCAACCCCGCGATGCTCAGGGACGATTCCGTCAGGTACTTGCTCGTTTGAAGCAGGACCTCGGTGACTCAGGTAACTCGGATGTCCTTCAAAAAATTGAAGAAATTGAGAACCTTGACAATGCTGGTGACTACTTGGCTTCTGTTATGGCATCAAAAGACCTTCTTGATATTGTTGATCGTCTCGACGCTGGCGCACTGAACGCCGAGTCCCTCGAAAATGTTCGCTCGTCCACCACAGAACTTGGACGCGCGATTGCAAACCTCCCACTACCTTTCGACAACCAAGCGCAGAAAGTTCGCTACAGCGATCTTCCTCCTACGTTGAAGAACTTGATGGACGACATGATAACCCGTGTTGAAGCCAAGATTGGGAAAGAAGACGCCGATATTGCTACCCGGGAGCTGAAAGGCTTCCAAGCAGGATCGGATGTATACAGTCAAGCAGATATTTCATCGCAGATGAACCGTTTGCTTCGATTGCTAACTTAATAATAAGTTACAATTAGTAAGAAGGGTGTAGCGCCTGCATCGATGATGGTAGTCCCTACGCCTCAGACTATATCCCCAGGTAGACATCCCGTCTGCCGACTGACCTAAGGAGAGGTACAGTGGATTCTTTTAAGAACCAACTGGACCGACTGTCCGAACTGAACGACGAGCAAGTCTCGGAACTTCAGGCGGGCATCATCACCGAGTTCGAGTCTATCGACGAGAACGGCGATCTCACACCTGAGTCAGTGGATGCCATGACAACTCTAGCGGACATGCTAGAGACAGTCCGTGGTGAGGTGCAGCGCCGCGAGGCGCAGGCCGAGGAACTTGTTTCCATAGCCGCCGAAGCCACTAATCGAGTATATGGTGATGGAGAATCTGAAGAGATGATCCCCGCCGAGGAAGAAGAGGAAGCCCCAATGGCTACTGAACCAGAAATGGTAGAGGAGACCGAAGAGCCCACCGCTCCAACTGAGGACGAGATCGTTGAAGAAGTTCCAATGACTATGCCCGAAGAGGACGAAGACGAAATGTCTGAGGCATCGACTGTCTCCGATGAGAATGCCGAATTCTCGACGGATGAAGAACCCGAGGTTGTAGAAGAAGTACTGGATGGATCGGCTGATGTCGATGCTCCTGTTGCCGAATTCTCAACTGATGAGGAAGTCGTCCCTGCTGAAACAGCAGAACCCGCCCCCGCCGAAGAGGCTCCCGCAGGCGAAGAAGCAGTTGTTGCTTCCGTCGAGGGTGCTGACGAGGCTGAGGCACCAACCGAAGAAATCACCGACATTGCGCCCGAGGCGCAGGAAGAGGCACCCGTGACCGCCGCAGCAGAAGGAGCTTTCGAAGCTCCAGCAGACCGCCGTCCAGTTGCTCAGGTTGCACCCGTAACACCCGTTGCTATTACAGCGGGCGCGGACATCCCTGGCTACACGGCTGGAAGCACCCTTACAGACATGTCGGAGGTGGCACAGGCTTTTGAAAAGCGCCTGCACACCCTCCGTCGCGTCAATGGTGGAGATGGAGAACAGCACATCGTTGCATCCCTCTCGACCCAGTACCCCGAAGCCCGCACCTTGGGCTCAGACCCCGAAGAGAACCGCGCAAAGATCCAAGCAGTTGTCGGCCCTGAGGCCCTCATCGCTTCCGGTGGTTTTGCAACGCCTCTCGAGGTCAAGTACGACGTCTTCGGACTCGGAACGAGCATTCGTCCCGTCCGTGACTCGCTCCCCCGTTTCCAGGCAGACCGTGGCGGTATCCGCTACGTCACTCCTCCAGTGCTCTCGTCTTACGCGAACGCTGTTGGTGTGTGGACCGCTGCTAACGACTCAGCAGCAAGCCCTGACCCCGCGTCAAAGCTTTCGCTGACCGTTACTGCTGCTGCTGAATTGACTGCCGTCACCGACGCTGTCACTCTGCAGATGCAGTTTGGTAACCTGTTTACCCGCGCGTACCCCGAGCTCCTCGCTCGCCACAACGAGCTTGGCTTGATCCAGCACGCTCGTGAGGCAGAGCAGAACCTGCTCTCGCGTATCGCAACTGACTCGACAGCAGTTACAACCACAAGCCTCATCGGCTTTGGTCGCGACTTCCTCGTTCAGATCCGTCGTGCAGCCGCAGCTTACCGCTCGCGTCACCGTATCGAAGCTAGCACCCAGCTCCGCGCCATCATCCCTGACTGGGTATATGACGCAGTTGCAGCGGACCTCACGCTCGCAATGCCTGGTGACAGCACGATCTCGATCTCGATGTCGGAAATCAACGGATACCTTGCCACCTCGAACGTGACGCTCGTCGCTTCGCTCGACTCGTCGGTCTTCGGCTCGCAGAGTGCTGCTGCACTCCTCGAGTTCCCTGACTCGTTCGTTTGGTACCTGTTTGCTGAAGGAACCTTCGTCTTCCTTGACGGTGGAACCCTCGACCTCGGTATCATCCGTGACTCGACCCTCGTCGGAACCAACGACTACAAGATGTTCGTTGAAACCTTCGAAGGCGTCGCCAAGGTTGGTGTCGAGTCTCTCGCCATCACCTCGACGATCAACGTCAACGGTACCGCCGCAGCACTCCGTGACACCACGGGTAACACCGCTGCAGCAACCATCGAGTACTAATCCTCGATAGGTAACCACCCCGTGGTTGTTCCCCAGGGGCTTCGGCCCCTGGGGGACTCCCCACACAAGATCAGACCTTAAGGAAAGAACCAAATGGCATTCAACGGAGTCCACCCGGCACTTCCCCTCGAGCCGACTCAGTTCGGACTCTTCGCTGCGGTTCCCCCAATCACCCACGCTTCGCGCGACTACGACGAGCGCTGGGAACGCGGATATGCACAAATGCTTGAATCTTCTCCCTATGCACTTCGCAACTGGGATATCACTAGTAATACTAGCAACGTCATCCACGGCACTGATTCAGGTGCTCGTAGGGAAGATCGATTTATCGCTCAAATCCGTCCCTTCTTTATTGAAGTAGAGGACGACGCTTCTACTCTCGGTCTTGTTGCTGAAGATCGTTTTGCCCGTGTTCTTCGACAGCTCGAAGCCGCATCGCAGAAGGCCGTTGAAGAGGAGCTTTGGGACGGCGCTATTGCTCAGGGAGAATCACTTGTTAACCCCTACCTGACCAAAGCCGCGACCGTTACTACTCTCAACTCTGGGACTGCTCTTTCTGCCAAGCGTGCTCTTGCCTTGCTTGAGCACTACATTGGCACCACATCGCCTTTTGGCGAGCAAGGGTTTATTCACATGACTCGCGATGTTGCAGCCATACTTAGCTCTAACAGCCAGATGCTGTTCCACGACAAGGGAAAAGACCACCATCAAACCCACGGCGGAACCCCAGTCATTATTGGCTCGGGCTACTCTGGCGCTGGACCCGTTGGTGCAACGGGAGCTTCGGCTACCGACACTAACAAATGGATGTACGCCACAGGCTCACTCCGAGTTCACCTCGGCAAGCCTGAGGTCGTCAACGACACACTGGCCCAGGGCTATAACGTGTCGGGAAATGCAAATGACATGAAGATCAAGGCTTACCGATCTGCATCGGTCTTCTTTGACACTTCGATCCACCTCGCTGTTCGAGTTGATCTGACAGCGGCCTAACCTACAAGAAATAAGGAGAATAGCTACATGGCTACTCAAGACTACGCCGCCAGCATTCAAGGTGTTGCCATTCGTGTTACCCGGCTCGATGCCGACGGCAACCTTCTGAACGGTGCTGGTGACTCGTACACCACATCCGCGTTCATGCGCGTATCGTTCACCCCAGAATACGAAGAGGGTGACGAATTCACGGAAAAAAGCGCCAACGGTGCTGTCTGCGTGACTTACAAGTCCCCCGACACACTCAAGCGTATCACGATGGAACTTGCCATCTGTGAGCCCGACCCCGAACTCTCGGCCCTCCTCTCTGGTGGACTCTTGCTTCGCAAGAACACTGGATCGGCAGTACAGTCCATTGGTTGGGCTGCTCCCGGCGTTGGAGACGACCCTGCTGGTAACGGTGTTTCCATCGAAGCTTGGTCCATTGCCATCAAGGATGGACGTAAGGCTGCTTCGTACCCCTACTTCCACTGGGTTTTCCCATTCGCCAAGCTCCGCCAGTCGGGCGACCGCGTTATCGAGAACGGAATGCTCGCAACGACATTCGAAGGTTACGGCCTTGGAAACATTGCGTTTGACTTCGGACCCGACAACCGCTGGGAGTTCCCACAGGCTTCGGACCGCCCCTACTCGTACGCACGTGCGACATGGGCTCCAACCGGACTCAAGGGCTTCTACACGTGGGGTGTCACTGACACAATCACTAACGTTGTTGCTGCTGCTGGTACTGTCACCATTACGACAGACGGCGCACACGGCTTCCGCGTTGGTGATGAAGTGACGGTCGCAGCTGTTACAGCTGGTGCAACCGTAAACGGAACCTTCCCCATCACGGCTGTCCCAACTACAACCACGTTCAGCTACGCCAAGTCGGGTACTGTCGCATCGGCAGTCGAGACTGGAACCGTCACGAACTACGGAGCCTACGCTGAAGTTGCAACAGGATCGCTTGATAACGACATTGCTATCAACGTCCCTGGAAACATCAACTACAACGCTGACAACGCCATCGACAACGTGGTAGTCGCGCAGACAGGCCCAACTGGAGCGCCCTAACCAATAGTTAACTAGGTGGATGGGTGGCACGTCTCACGGTGTGCCACCCATTTACCATAAAGGATTAGGAATAAAAAATGGCTGGACTTTGGATCACGGTCGACGAGCTCGATCCTCAATTCCAAGAAAACGAGTATGCTCAGGACGCAGTAAAAACTGCTTCCTACTTGATGTGGTCAATGTCGGGCCGTAAGTATTTCGGAACGCAAACAATCACCGAGCGCTACGTCCGATTTGCACCGCTCCTCAACATGCACCTGCTTCAAGAAGCGGCTCTCGTCAATGCTATCATCACCAAGACAACGGAGATGATTGAGCCTTGGGTTTCAGCTGAAACTCGTATCCGACTTCGTAGTCAGCCCGTCCAATCTATTCAGACTGTTCGTAGCACAAAGGGTGAGATCTACTCCCCTGACAATTATTATGTTGTCGATCGATCGACAATCCAGTTCTCCGAGGGTGCGCTCATCGTTCCTGCCGACATCGAAATCACATACACCTACGGCATGAACCCCCCAACCATGGGGAAGGTTGCGGCCAAGCGTCTTGCTCAAGAGTTCATCCGACTCTGGACAGGTGACGACGACTGCGCTCTTCCTCGCCGTGTAACTTCTGTTTCGCGTCAAGGCGTGAACTACACCATCCTCGATCAACAAGACTTTATCGCTGAACTCCGTACAGGTATCTACGAAATCGACCTGTTCCTCAAGACCAACAACCCAGACGGAGCAAAGAAGCGCGCTCGCGTCTTCACTCCGGACATCCCCCGCGCTCGCAAGTACACACGCAAAACGCGGAAACTCACAGCCAGTGCTCGGGACATTGTTGTCCCTGCTGGCGGGACCGAAACTATTACGGTAACGCTTGCCTCCATCAATGCTGCGTTCTTATACTCGCAGGCAGGTTGGACTCCTGAAGTGGTTCTACGTAGTTATGACGGGACGTACTCTAAAACCGTCTCGGGCGCGTCTTACATCACGGTTACCTCAACAAATATTTCTATCACCGTTCCCTATGCCGACGCTTTCGCCGTACTTCGCATGATTGATCCTGGAACATGGGATCTGTATGGAGTACAAAACGGCGCAAGCACTTATATTACATCTGGTAACCTAGATGTAGACCTAACATAACAAGGAGAAAATCAATGACCATCATGACCAACTTCCGCGCACAAGATATGCCCGGAAACCAGAAGCCCACTGTTGCTGTCCCCGCGCTAAAAAAGGTTGCAGCCCCTGCCCCAGTTGTTGTCGAAACCCCTGCCGAAGAGGTAGAAGAGGCTCCTGCGGAGTAATCCATGGCCTCAATCAATATTGACAATTACGACATTGACACTGAAGCACTACGTCTTGTAGAACTGCTGCAAGGTGTGCTTGAGCGTGTTGAGTCAGTATTTGTTTCGCACGGAGTACCCCTCCCGGCCCGGCGGTATTGGACCGTCGGGGTCCCTGCTGTTGACTGTGAGCAGTTGACAGTGTCTTTTGTGGACGGGTACCTTGGGGCTCCTGGGGATCAGGCTTCTATGCCCTTGCGCTGTAACGTTCCTCGTAGTGTGAATATGTCGATTGAGTTGTCGCGGCCTGTTCCCGTAGTGGGGCAAAATGGGCAGACCCCCAGTGCCCAGGTTATTCAAGATGCGTCCCGGATTGCCCTAGTTGATTCGTGGGTTCTACTTACTGCTATCAATTTGCTAGACGTCTGGGATGAAGATTTGGGTGCTTTCTCTGGGCCTGGCGTCATTGCTACTGTTCAAATTAGTGGTGTTGAGGGCGGCTACATGGTTACCTCTATGCGCGTTACTATGGCTGTTCCCTAATGACTTACGGACTTCCCGATAGCTTTCTCTACGGATCGTATAAGCGAATCCGTGGTGCAATGCGGGGCGGTCGCGGAGGTTTTATCAATGGTCGATCGTTTGTCAGCTACGATATTAGCTTTGGCGGTCTTAATCTCGACACAGAAAAGCTTGACCGCTTGCTCAACCAACAGAATGGTGAAGTTGGCAGACATATGGATGCAATAGCTCGTATTATTACTGCGAGAGCCAAAGCGCAGGTTGGTCGAGAGACTGGGGCACTCATGGCGTCTATCAAGTGGGAGTACAAAAGAAATTCTGTAGGTCAAGAGCGAGTTATTGGTTCTCATCTTCCCTATGCTCTTGCCCACCACGAGGGGACCGCTCCTCGAGTAATAAAGCCTAAAAATGGGCAGGTTTTGTCGTTTAAATCTAAGGGTGTCTCGATCGTTACGGACGAAGTAAAGCATCCGGGGACTGAAGCTAATCGCTACCTCTCTGACAACTTGTATGTTGTTGTTTCTTCCTACCTCCGTCTGCTCTCTCGCGGGTAATCGGTGTATAATTGTAGAGAGCAACTGCTCAAAACGACATAACTAAGAATAGAGGTACTACACCATGGCAAAATTCCGCGACTTTGGAGTTGGCAAGCCCGCCGAAGATCGAGAGACAATCTCGTTTAAACTGCACAATGAAGAATTTATCTGTGTCCCACAAATTCAAGGCGTTGTCTTGCTCGAACTGGTAGCGTCCAGTGGCAGCGAAGACAGCACTGATTCAGTTCGCGCGATCACAAACTTCTTCAAGGATGTTTTGGTGGACGAGAGCTACAAGCGCTTCTCTAAACTAATCCGCGACAAGGATCGCATTGTGGACGCGTCAACTCTTGGCGAAATCGTAGGCTGGGTCGTTTCTCAGTACGGTGACCGCCCGGAATCGCAACCCGAGGTCTAATTCAATGGGCGTTAGACCTCTGGCCCTCGGTCAACGGCAAAGCCCTAACAACAAACGTACACTTGAAGGATATGGAGGCCAGTCAGATGCTTGACGTACTCCATTTCTACATGGAAGAAGATTATCTAGCTGCCGATGCTACTCAAGCGCAGCAAAAGACGAATGTCCGTACTGTCATTTATCGAGAGTTTTATGGCATTGCCTACAAGTACGGACAGAGTCAAAACCAGTCACAGGGTCGGCAGTACCTAGACCCCGCTAAAGACTATGACGATGATCTTTCAGATGTGACGGTGTTTAGCCCAACTGCAAAGCCATACACTCCAGCCACCGACTTCGACCCGAGCAGCCCCGAACCATTCGGTGGCCTGCTTGACGCACCCATAGGATAAGCAAATGGCAGTTGTCGGTACCGCTGAGATTATTGTTAGGGCTATTACAAAAGATGTAGCCAACGACATTCGCACTGGATTTAAAGACGTCGAGGCTGAAGCCAAGCGTGCTGGTATCAATGCTGGACGTAACTTTAGCAGGTCGATGAACATGAATATCGATCCAGACTCTGGTCTGGGTCGATTGATGCTTCGTCTTAAAGAGATTTCTCCGAATGCTAAACAAGCAGCCGACGCTTTTACTGCTCTTGTCCGAAAAGGCTATTACGTTCAAGCGGGGTTGGGTGGAATTGTAGGGGCTATTGGTTCAATTGTTGGTGGACTTGGAGCTCTAATCGGGGCGGCAGGTGCTGCTTCCGCTTCAGTTGTCGCTCTTGGTTCTTCGCTTGCATCCACCTTGACGGGTTTTGCCCTGATGAAGTATGCATTGGGTGGGGTCGGTGCTGCGCTACAAGAATCTGCTGGAGGAGGCGGTGGTGGTGGCGTAAGTGGAGTCGATCAAGCTCTGCGTAACTTAGCGTTAACTGTTGAGCGCAATGTGGAGTCAATCGCCAATGCCAACAACAATTTGCGCGATGCTCAGTTGGGTCTTAATGAAGCCTACAAAGAAGGTGCGGAGTTCCTCCAGCAATTAGGCTTCCAGGCAGAAGAAGCCGCTCTGAGTCAAGAACGCGCCGGAATGTCACTGGAAGAGGCAAGGGAAAACCTTGCTCGAGTACAGGACCTCCCACCCAACTCTCGAGCGCGACGAGAGGCTGAAATTGCTTTTCGAGAGGCCGATCTCAACTATCGTCAGGCGGTTGACGCCAATTCTGATCTTGCAAAAGAGCAAGATAAATACTCCTCGGCAGGTATTGAAGGGACTGAAGCAGTATTGGACGCGAAGGAGCGTCTACTCCAAGCTGAAGAAGATTTAGCCAGAACTGTACGAGACAATCTCCGCGCACAGGAACAAGCAGAGGAAGCACTCGCACAAGCTCGACGGGGCGGCGGGGGAGCGGCCTCAGCTCAGCAGTCTGCCTACGACAAACTGACCAAGAGTCAGAAACGGTTTGTTGATTTTCTTAAAAAGGAAATTATTCCTGAAACTAAAAATCTTAAAGAAGCTGTAGCAAAAGGCTTCTTACCTGTTCTAGAAACTCAGCTTCGTCGTCTCAAGGATGGTGGCTTTTTTGAAGCGCTTGAGACGGGGTACGAAGCTGTCGGTGTCGGTCTAGGAAAAGCAACAGAATCATTCAATAACGCATTTATCAATAATGGCGGCATTGACGCCATGCAACAGTTTTTCCTTCAAACTGCAAAAGTGATGCCTGCTGTCGGTGAGAGCCTAGGAAGTATTGCTAGTTATGTGCTGTCCCTTTTTAAGGCCGCTGAACCCCTAACTGCTCGATTTACTGAGTGGGTTACAGGAGTGGCTGGAGGTTGGGCCAACTCGCTTGACACCGCTGGTGAAATAACAAATCTACAAAATTTCTTTGAAAAAGCTGGCAACTTGGCCGCCATGTTTGGCGATGTCTTTGGAAACGTCTTTGACGGAATTGGTGACTGGATTGATCTCAACCTTTCCCCCGGATCAGGCGGATATCAGATTGTTGAATGGCTCCAAGAAATTTCTGAAGGATTTGCAAATATTGATCGGGTGTGGCTCGATTCTTACTTCCGCCAGTCGTCTCGAAACTTTATTGAAATTGGGGATTCTATAGGAATACTTCTCAATATTATTGCTCGGGCTGGGGGAGACAGCAATATTGAAGAGTTGTTTGAAAATCTGAATCAAGGTGCCTTATACATAGCCAACATTGGACGAGAAGCCTTAAAAGTTGCGCCAGAGATTGGACTTCTTCTTCTTAATATTACTAAATTGTTGTCAGCTTTCGCAGACTCTCAGGCAACTCAAGCGTTCTTTAGTGTAATCAACACAATGACGGGCGGGTTTGCTGCAGTCGCCAGAGCCGCACAACACATAATTGAACCAGTTAGTCAAGTTTTCGGGTTTATTGCCGGATTTGGGGCTTTGGCCCGGGCGATGGAGAAAGTTAAAGACGTAGCCGCTGGCTTCTTGGAGCCAGTCCTCGAAGGATTCCAGAACTTTAAAGAAGTTTATGCTGTAGCTGTAGCCACAATTGAGGGATCTAAGGGCACATACAGTGGGTTTAAGGACGCCTTCAAACAGATGGCTGACGGTATAAATGCTTCTAGTGGGGGCCTAGAAACATTTAAAGGCGGGCTATCGACGTTTGGCGGAGCCAGTAAAGTTGCGTTCTCTTCGCTCATCAAGTCAATTGGGCCAGGTGGTTTAATTGAACTTGGGCTTGCAGCTATATCCACTACAGTTGTGCTTATTGGTGGACTTATTGAAGAGAACATGCGAAAAAAGATGGAGGCTGCCACTGACGCATTTGAAGATGGTACAGACGCAGTAAGTCTACTCAATAGTGTTCTTGAAGAAGGTGACTGGACCGGGGGAGAATATATTGATCTAACTCTGGGAGACATAGCTAATGCCGCAAAAGAAGCTGCCACACAAATTAAAAAAACTGAGGAAGCAATCGGCGGTGCTGCAGTCACTCTGCGAGGTGAGCTGGTTCAAGCAGGTATCGATGCTAGGGACCCAAACACAAGTGGTGCAGAAGCACTAAAAGCCTATAAAACTGCAATTACTTCTGTCGGAGATAGCCTTGCACAGGTTGCTACTACTGATCTAGCCCTTGCACAGGAAAGATTTAGAAAACTTCGAGATGAGTTGGGATTCAACAATCAACAGCTGATTGATACCGAATCTCTTACAGGTGATTTTAGAGACACTCTGATTGCTCAAGCCGATGCATTAGATATCAGCATTATGGGCACAAATGGCTTAGTAGACGAACAAAAACTGATGGCATTTGCCGTTGGTGAAGGTGACATTGCCATCAGGAGACAGAATGAGGCCCTAAGAGAAAATGATGATGAACTTAGTAAATTGATCTCGGCCACGGCAAACACCACCGACGCTGCCGCGGCTGGGTGGGCAAAAGGTACCTTTAACCTTAAAGAGTACAATAAAGCTCTTGAGAAAAACATAGAGGCCATCGCTGAGTCTTTTACAAACACTCAGGAGTTAATTGCTAGAGGATTTGATCAAGATTTAATTGCTGCGTTCACAGAGGGAATGGACCCCGCGCAAGCAGCAGCGGCTCTCCAAGTTTTAGTAGACGCCAGTGACAAAACGTTGAGTCAAATCAAAGACAATCTTTTACGTAGCGGAGATGATTACAACACTGCTCTAATCAAATTTACTGAAGGGACTGCCACTGAAACAGAAAAAGCGGCTAAGCGTGCATTCGACAATAACTTAATTAATCTTGAAACTTTCTTAGATGTCATGAGCGGTGAATTAGAGTCGTTCGACACCAAAGTCACAATTGGAGCAGACACAACTGCGTTTGACGCTATTGAAACCAACGCACGAATGGCCGCTGATAAAGCACAATCAACCGTCAAAATTAGCGCCGTTGCTCAACCAAAGAGTGGAACAATTTCGGTTGCTGGAATCCCCTTCCCCTTCAAGTTCTCAGGATTCAAGAACGGTGGTATGGTCGGAGCACTTAACATGATGGGCTTTGCCAACGGAGGAATGGTTTCAGGCGGTGGCTACGGTGGAGGTCGATCGGACCGCATCCCCGCCATGCTCTCCAACGGTGAGTACGTTGTCAACTCTGGAGCCGCGGCTCGTAACCTTTCTACTCTCAATGCGATAAACTATGGCGGAGCCTCGGTGGGATCTGGCTCAACCGTCAACATCACCGTAAACCCCTCCCCCGGAATGGACGAGCGCGAACTCGCGTCCGTTGTCTCTCAGGAACTTATGCGTCAAATGCGTCGAGGTAGTATCTAATGGCACGAACTAATCTAGCCCCCAACCCGTCTTTCAAAACAAACACGACGGGGTGGTCGGCAACCGAAAACTCCACCATCCTTCGATCAAATGATGTGGCGTTCTTTGGTGACAACTCTCTCAAGATCACCAACAAGGGTGTAGGCCTTTATGGCACTACTACCACCAACATCACTGGATTTACCGCAGGTCTGTCCTATGCGTTTTCGGTGTATGTGTACCTGCCTGACAACCCCACCGCTACTGCGTACTATAACGACATTGAAATGCAGGTTGTATTCTACGACAGTAGTAACAACATCGTCGGCTCTACATCGCCCACGTCAGGTGTTCACCGCGTCTTCGACAATGACCGATGGGAAGACAATCGACTCTCTATCGTAGCAACAGCACCTGCTGGGGTTTCGTACGCGATTGCAACCATTCAAGCCAGTACTGATGTTTCTTCAGCCACTGAAGTCTTCTACCTCGATGCTCTCCTTATTGAGCAGGCTTCTAAGATTAATGAATATTTTGACCAGCTCAGCGACACTCCCGCCAACGAGCAGGGTCGCGAAAAAGAACTGGTCAACCGCGCTCTTACCCCTACCCCAATTCCTCACATCACGGGGCCTGAGCTCAATGCCGACATTTCTTTGGGCCGTCTGATATTTAACACGGTGGACGAAGACGGAACCGTGTGGGTCTGTACTGACCTCACTGGCTGGTGGGGGCAGACATCCCCTGACGTCCCGGACATCACTCGTGGAACAGAGGACGGCTCGTTCGACGTGTCGGGACGGTATATGGCCCGCGTTATCACGCTCTCAGGAGTATTCCTTCCTCAGAGCCGTGACTACCTGCCCAAGGCCCTTGACCGACTCATTACTGAAACAGACTTGGTTCGACGCACTTCCACTCTCCGTGTCGACGAGGACCCGACCAAGATCGCCGAGGTACGCCTTGTCGGACAGCCTGTTATTACGACAGTAAATGCTCGTGGACGCACCGAGTTCTCCATCACCCTTCGGGCCGCTGACCCTATCAAGTATGCTTGGGCCATCAATCAGGTTCACGGATATGAACTCAGGGGTATTAATGGTTTGGAACCAGATGCCTCTACTAGCCCAACGAGCGCCTCGGCGTCAACGACGGTAGTAAACGCCGGAAATACAACGGTCACGCCGACTATTACTGTTCTTGGCCCCATCGGCTCGGGCAGTACCATCCGCGCTACCAGTCGAGACCGTGACGAAACAATCACGCTTGTCTCAGCGTTGCGAGACGCTGGGGCCATTGCGAGGGCTACGTCCTACACCCGTGAGAACTTGGTGGTCACAGTAACAACCGATGCCGACCACGGTCTGCTGGTTGGGGACACCATTTCTTTCAATTGGACTACCATTGATTACAACATTGACCCACAAGTAAGTGATCATGTTGTCACTGCTACTACCACTCAGACACCATTCACATTCTCGTACTCACTTGCTGGTGTGTCACTGTTTGGAACTGACGCTGGGCAAGATATTGTTTCTACCACAATTACGGGTGGAGCCGATGTAAAGCTGACAAACCCAGACACTCTGGTTATCGACAACTACAACAAAGAAGTGTCGTTCAACGGAACTACCATCGGACAGCGTTCTAAGCTCGAGCCGCTCATTGACTGGATTAAATTAGATGCGGGCACGACGACTGCCACTCTTACTGATAGTTTTGACAACTACACAGTTGTCAACAAGCAATTCTCTCGGACCACAACTACAGCTACTGCTACCGTTAAGTTTGATCGAGCACACTTTCTCGGCGTAGGAGACACGGTAAATGTCTTCCTGCCTGAGAGCATTGACATCTCCACAACTGCAGCAGTAGCGTCAACAGATGTTGTGACTGTCAATACTGATACGGCTCATGGGTTTGGTGTGGGGGACGTTGTCACGGTAGAGGTCAGAGAAGCAAGAAACATTACGCAAAAAGCCTACGACGCTACTGGCGATATCGCTACTCTCACCCTCAACGCCAATCACTCTTGGGCCGACACTAACCGAATTAGTGTGGCACTCCCGTCCACCGCCACCGCGACATCGTACTCCTTCAACACCAGTACCGATATTGTAACAATTGGAACTCAAGCAGCACACGGATTTGTTGCGGGCGACACAGTCAATATCGCTAACCCAGCCCTCTCCTCAATTGCCACCAAGAGCATGAGCGCGGCGGGCGTTGCAACACTTACTACCCGAACAGCACACGGTCTGACCACTGGAGGCGACGCGTTGGTTGTGTTGCCAGTAAGCACAACGCTTGCTCTTAAGGCAGTAAGCGGAACAACGGTAACTATGGCCACAACGACTGCACATGGGTTTTCAGTGACAGACCGTGTGGCCATCGATCTGCCAATCACCGCCACAGTTGATGCCTTTGCATACGGCGGGTTCGCCACTCAACTCGTCACCGTCACGACGACAGCCGCCCATGGCTTTTCCATCGGAGATCAAATTACGACAGCATTCAATTCTACCTACGACTCGTATGAAGGTACGTACTACATTCAGTCCGTCCCGACTACAACATCTTTTACCTACTACTACTTTGGGTCTCAAACTGCTTCCGTTGCCGAGGACGGTACGGCCACCGGAACAATTACCAACGTGACAAATACTGGCCTCAATAGTGCAGGCACGGCTATCACGTCCGTCCCCACCCCCACGACATTCACATACACGAAGGCGAGCTAAACATGCCAGTAATTGGAGGCACAACTTCTACTTCATTTAGTACAGATTCAGGATATGTACAAACATCGCTAACACCAGCCGCTTCGGCGCGTGTGGCATTCAACGGTAACAGGCCAATTAAGATTACCCGGCTTCGCACCTACGTTTCTTCTTACGACGAAGTTGGAAACATTGTTGCCAGCATTGGAAGCTTTAGTGGAACATTTAATAACGTCGCGATTGACTCAACTCCTGGGCTCTCTAGCTGGGTAACACTTTCAGGTTCTTTTATTAATGGAAGCACATCTACCAATTTCCGACTTAACCCATCAACGGGCGGTGGTGTCTACTTTAAACGATCTAGTTCAGGAACTACGACCAAAGAAGACGGATATACGTGGGCTGGAACCATGTACTGCGAATACGACTACGCTCAAGTACCTGCTGCATCAGCGGCACTTCAAGTATCTGTTAGTAGCGGTACAGGTGTTGTAAGTTTGCAGTGGGACCAATTTCCTGATAACGGCGGCTCAACCATTACTGGGTTTGACATCTATCGAGGCACAGCAACAGGCACTATCACAACGCTGATTGGTAGTGTCACCGGAGGGACTTTCTCCTACACGGCACCAGACAGCACTCTGTATTACTACCACGTCAGGGCAAAAAATGCTGTATCAACCGCAGCTAGCACCACTGGTCCGGCCTCAAATGTGGTCTCTGCGGCTGCATCATTTAGCGTAGACGATCAAAGACCGACAGCCCTTACCGCCACTGCCAGCGGAACTACAGGGCAAATTAACTTGTCGTGGACGGCACCAGCAATCCCAGCCACACCTAGTAGCTACGGCTATCGAATTTACAGGAATGGCGTTCTGATACATACCATTTCCTTGGCCAATCCCCCAGCTACAACATATACTGCAACGGGGCTGACTCCAGGTGTTCAGTATAGTTTCTACGTTACTGCACTTAGCTCGGCTGGTGCGGAAAGCGCTGCTTCTAACACTGCTACCGCCACAGCACCCGGTGCGGCGGCGGCCCCATCAGCTATTGCCGTCACATCAGTCATTACAACAACGGCTCTGGCCTCAATCGAAGTTCCCAAGCAACTTCGTATTTCGTGGACCGCGCCAGCGGATATGACCAGTACTGGTGGATACAAAATCTACCGGAACGATGTTCAAATTGCTGGAGTTGGTGTGGCGGGTTCTATTATTGGAAATATGACAACCCCCTTCTACATTGACAGCGATGCAGCGTTGATTGCCGGAACCGAGTACACCTACACAATTCGAGCGTACTTAGCGAGCTCTAGTGAAGTTGGTATCCTGTCAGCTCCCGTCTCAGGGATCCCTGTGAACGCATCTGTTCAAGCCGTTACAGACACGGTGGCAAACTTGACCAACGCTGAATTTGACGGGACCTATGACGACGTAGTCACTGTCATCAGTCCTACGACATTTAGCTACCCCGTGGCGGGCGGAACAGCATATTCAGTTCAGTCAGTAGATGATGGTTTCGGAACTGTCTCGGCGTCCTTGCTTGCAATCTTTGGGAATGACTACGCAATTGCGACAGCCGCAGATACCTCCTTTACTTTTGCATTCAGTAGCGCTCTGCCCAGTATCACTACTCCAATTAGTATTAGCGCTACTGCCACCAACAAGACAAATGCTGCCTTGAGCGGTAATTTCACAGTAGACGCTAGTACCCCAACTCGGCCTACTTCAACTGTCAAATACTCTGTCACGGGTGCGGCACTGACCGCGAACATTACGACAATTGCCACTGCTGGAACTGCAAACAACCTAGACTCGGGCGTAATCAATGACACAAGGCCTGTGGTAACCGTTCCGTCTGCGTCGTCATTTACGTATGTCAAGACCAGCGGAGGCGGAATTGCTACAGACCAGGCTGAAACTATCACTACCGGTGTAGTCACTGTTCCGGCCAATAAAAATATCTACAATGGCGTCAGCAAAACTGTCACAAGTATCCCTCGATACGACACTGTGGTCTATACGACTACCGGAGTTGCGGACTCTGGTGAGACCAGTGAAAATGTGAGCCCTACTTTCCCCGAAGAAACCGCTCGACGAACATCCAGCACTGCATCGGCTGAAATTGAATACCGCTCAGGCTGGATTGGGTAGTGTAAAATAAAAGTAACGACAAAAGACTAGGCACATGGCTACCGTAACCGCACCCGTTTATCGATACTTCACCGCCGATCTTCTCACGAATGAAATTCTTGAGGAAATCCCGTTCCGTGGAGTGTCGTACCAGCGTGCCCTGAACGGTGCTGGATCTTTCTCAGGATCGATTCCAACCTCCGAGCAGACCAACTATCTCAACCTCTACTCGAGCACGACGCCGGGAAACACCGCTCTCTACATTGTCCGAGACGGAATCTGCGTCTGGGGTGGGATTATCTGGTCCCGGTCGTACGACGTTGTGCAGAAGACGCTCTCCGTCAGTGGTTCGGAATTTCCTAGCTACCTCTACCACCGCAAGATTTGGAAGACTTACAGCCACACCCTCGGGTCTACGCTGACCGTGGAAAGCGGAGTCGGAACAGTAGACCTCGACCTTGGCTACACTAGCGGTGCTCTCAAGTCTGGCCGCACAGTAGAGCTGCAGTTCGCTGACTTCCGGTACGACGGCATCTACACAATTGCGTCGAGTCCAGCTCCCACAATTAGACAATTCACTCTTAATAGTCTCAATAGTGTGGTAACGCTGTCTTCTGCCTCGGTTGCAGACAACGTTGTGACCATTACTACCGTTGAGGACCACAAATATAGGACCGATGATCTCGTCACTATTGACTCATCCTTGACCAGTATCAACGGAACTGACTTCAAGATCACGGCGTCGGGGGTGGATAGCAAGCAGTTCTCTTACGCTCTAACCTTGGCCAACGCCGATAGCGCAACTATCACTGGCACAGGAACTCGAACTATCCCGGACGGCACTTATGACAAGGTCAACGTCTCGGTGCGGACCGACACATACGACTACATCCGCGACTTGTTGTCGGGCATGGCCAGCGACTTTGTCGGTGTCAACTTTCCCAACGTCTACGTTGAGCCAGGACTCAGCTACTCACTCGACATCGTCTCAAAGAAACTTGCTGATGGGTTCGCCACCATTACAACGGCTCAGCCGCATGGTCTTGTCTCGCAGCAGGCTGTCCAGATCAAAAATGTTGACGACAACTTTGACGGCGAGTACCGCGTCTACTCGGTCCCCAGCCCCACCACCTTTACGTTTGAAAAGACTGGAACACTCTCCCCAACTGCAGTAGCAAAATCGAAAGCAACCGTTACAAAGATGGTGGCGGTTGAAGGCCTCACTACAATTACAACAGCAGCAGCCCATGGATTTAGTGTTGGACAGACTGTTGAGGTCAACACTCAGATTGGCTCACTCGGATATGGGGGCTACTTCAACGGTTCGCAAACGATCACCGACACGACTGCAACTACCTTTACATATCAAGAGGCGTCTAAGGCCAGCGTCCCAGAAACTACGTTCAATAATGCAACTGCCACTGTTGGTGCGAGCTCGGCTGGTGTAGTGCAGGCGAAACTTACCTCCAATGTTGCCACCATTACAACGGATAAAGCTCACGGGTTTACTGCTGGTCAGTCAGTCGTAGTCGCTAACACTTCCCCGCTGATTCAAATTGCTTCCCGAGCACTTCGCGTTGCATCTGGTTCTGGTACTGCCACAGTACAGACTAGTGCGATTCACAGCCTGAACAATAGCGATGTGGTTGACATCACAGGACTTCAGGACTCGGCCTTTATTTTTTCGATTTACGTCAAAGACAATATTGCTACACTCAAGACTTCTAAATCAGTCAACTTTAAAAATGGCGACACCATAACCGTTTCTGGGGTCAGCACACCGACAAGAATCACCCACAAGTCCCGAACTAGTAACAGCGTCACTCTTACCCTGAGCACAGATGCCACATACAAGCATCCCTATTCAATTGGGGACGAAGCAGTCATTGAAAATATCTATGACTATGTCACCGTACAAAAACAAAGAATTAGCAGTGCGGTAGCAACCCTAACAGTTCCGACAGGTCACGGAATTACAGTTGGCACCACAATTACAGTTAAAAAGTGTACAGACTCTGAAACCCTGATTAGCAAGCGAGCCTCTCGCGGGTATGCCACTGTTACAACAGGTGGACCACACAACTTTAGCTCTGGCGACACTGTCACAATTTCTGGAGCAGGGTCAGGCTTTAACGGAGAGCACCGCGTTACCGAACCCATTACCAGCAATAGTTTTAGCTATGAAGTAATCCTGGACGATGAGCTAGTAACGAGGCCCAACAGAAAAACAGTTGTTGCTGAAAAGTCCATTACCGGGACTGTAACTACCAATGAGGCCGTATTCAACGGCGACTTTGAGGTGTCTGCAGTTTCTGATACTACAGTTTCTTATCAGATTAACAACGCATACGACTCCCCCCTTACTACATCAGCGGGTACCGCTCAAATCGTGCTCTTGAGTCCGATGAACGGAACCTACGCCCTTACTAATGTATCTACTACTCAGATTACCTATACTCAAAACGGAGCCAATGTCGCCAATGTTGCCGTGGAGCGTCCTGATAAGAATATCGAAACACCGTACCCTACGGCCACCCCCAAGACTAATATCTTGAACGGCGATCGAGTCATCACAAAAGTTGATGGCAACACTCTTACGTTTGCGGTGACACCGCCTCGAAACTTTAAGACCGACCCAGTACTGGCGGGTATCGTCACCAAAAACAGCGTATTTAATGGAACTAACAAGACAATTAGCAACGCTACAAATAATGTCTTTGACTACTCCGCTGGGGCGCAAACCACAGCAGTTACAGAAGATGTTGTAAACTCCGTTGCCTACGCTAAAGCCACGAGCATCTATAACGGGACAAAGACTATTCTGTCTAGTCCAGCCCCGACGGAAAAGACGTTCTCGTACTCGGTGACGCACGGCGACCGATCTCCTGAACTTATCATTAGTCAGGGCTCAGCAACCGTGCGACCTGTCGCCATTGCTAGTACATTTGGACCATTCCCTGGCAGTGCGGACATCGGACTGTTGTTCTCGACTCGGGAGGCGTCTGGAATTAACACCGACCCACCCATTCATCGCGGCTTTGAACTCACGACTGTTGGGGAGGCGCTGGAGAAGTACGCATCGTCCGTAGACGGATTCGACTATCGCATTGACTGTGAGTACGACGAGTCGACCATGACCTTCACCAAGACTTTTGTTATGCTCCCCCTTGAGTACCCCAATCCGCCAGAGGCAGGTGTGGTATCTCCCGTTAGTCGATATGGGGCTGACGAGGTTATCTTTGAGTACCCTGGAAATATTGGAAAGTTCTCCGTCAACGAAAGTGCAGAGAATGCGTCTACGCGAATGTTTGTGGTTGGTAACGAAAACGCTGGCGACGACTACGGCTCGAACATTGGTGTCGCTGCCTTGACTGACTTCCTCGATGGATCGCGTGGACGCAAGTGGCCCCTCCTCGACTTTGACGAGAAGGCCGACGACGCCAACAACAAGACTATTTTGTACGGATACGCCCGACGCTACGCCCTCGAGGCCGCACCTCCAATGGCCGAATTTTCCATTAGCGTGAACGGGGCGCTAGAACCAATTGTTGGATCATATGCTCCTGGTGACTGGTGCAGTATTGTTGTTCGAGACCCGTTCATTCAGGCTCGACTGAGCACTGACCTTGAGCCTCGTGATACCGTGCTAGTCCGTAAAATTGAGTCCTACTCGGTCTCAGTTCCAGACGGTGTGACCTTCCCCGAGGAAGTAACGCTGACAGTTATTCCTGAGTGGGAGGTGGATGGCTTTGGCGACTAGACGCGTACGACGTAACCGCAATGTCGGAAACAAGCTCAACGATCTCGAGTCGAGGGTTGACTCCAATGAGAAGAAGAAGATTCAAGATAACTCTGTTGGGGCTGCTCAGATTGCCAATCAAGGTGTTGCCACCGACAACGTCCAAGATCGAGCCGTAACCAGCAACAAGATTGAGCTAGGTGCAATTAGCACCGAGCACTTGTCGCAGATCACTTCGCTGTCATCAGGTGGAGATTTGTCTTTGAATCTAGGCGATGAGGGCCATGTCGTACTTAATGGTGTCCGGTACGAATCTCCATATGACTCACTAGCAAGTGCTACTGGATTATATAGCTTAGCGTTTGATCCAGACACTAATGAAGTTTTAGTTTACCCGCAGCAACCTGGCGGCGATGCAGTCCTTACCCCCAGCGAGATGAACTGGAAGCAGGTTACTGGAACCGGGACAACATCTGCCAACCCTACGCCACCTGTAACGCTTCTTGTTTTTGACAGTGACGGGACATATGTTCAGCCGAACAGTCCCCTTGTAACTGTTGGCGGTGCGGTTCTTGTTAGTGTGTCTGGGTATGTTCACGCAAACTCGACCCCACGAAGCTGGGTTGTTCAGTTGTATCGAGGTAGCACTGCTATCGGCGTACAGCACTCATACGATTTCGACACAAGCAATGATGATTTAGCATTTGAGTTTAGTTTTATTGATGATGTAGCCGCTGGGACATATGTGTACTCCCTACGTCTAGTTAGCTCCCCCGCTGGAAGTCTTGACTGGTCTGCAGAAATGAATGTCATCGAGCTGATGGGATCCGTCGGGCCACAGGGTAATACAGGAGTAACAGGCCCTACGGGCGCGATTGGTGCAACCGGAATTACGGGTCCAACAGGATCAGTAGGAGCTACTGGAGTTGCTGGTAATACTGGAGTAACAGGATCAACAGGTGCTATCGGAGTCACTGGCGCAACTGGCGCAACCGGATCAACTGGTGCCGTCGGTGCCACAGGTGCGGTAGGCGCGACTGGTGCTGTCGGTAATACGGGCGCAGTTGGGGATACAGGAACAACTGGTGCCGTTGGACCAACAGGACCAACAGGCGCAACAGGTCCCACTGGCTCTACAGGTGCAACAGGAGCAGGTGGGGCACTAGGCTACTACGGCTCGTTCTACGACATGACCGACCAACAACTTGCTTCTATTTCTGCGGAGCAAGTCATTGCAATCGGTACCACGTCGGAGTCAAACGGCGTGAGCATCCAAAACGGCGACGAAGTTACATTTGCTTACGCTGGAACCTACAGCCTCACATTTTCTATCCAAATTACCAACTATGCTAACTCTGTAGAGAAAGCAATTTTCTGGCTAAAGACAAATAACGTCGACTACCCAGACTCTGCCACTGAAATAGATTTACAGCCACGCAAAGCGGCAGACAACCCTAACCGCCAAGTAATCACAATCAACTATGTTGCAACTGCAACAGCGGGACAACAAGTACAGGTTTACTGGTCTGGCTCAAGCACTCAACTTCGAGTAGAGTCCCTGCCCGCTGGCACGTCGCCAGTCTCTCCCGCAGTCCCGTCAATCATTCTTACCGCAGTACAGGTTATGTACACTCAACTTGGACCGACGGGTGCTGTCGGCGCTACTGGTGTGACGGGACCCACGGGCGCTGTCGGGCCAACGGGCGCTCAAGGCGTAACTGGTCCGACTGGCTCGCAGGGTATTCAGGGAGTTACTGGACCGACAGGCGCACAAGGCATTCAAGGCATTCAAGGTCCGACTGGCGCACAAGGTTTGACGGGTGCCACGGGTCCGACTGGCGCTACGGGCGAGACGGGGGCAGTAGGAAATACTGGGGCAACTGGAACCAATGGAATTGACGGTGCTACTGGTGCTCAAGGAAATACTGGTGTAACTGGGGCAACAGGGGCAGTCGGAAATACTGGACCAACTGGCGCAATCGGTAATACGGGTGCACAAGGTGAAACTGGAGCTGTTGGTCCCACTGGTTCAGTTGGTAATACTGGAGCACAAGGAGTTACAGGTGCAACTGGCGCAGTAGGTAACACAGGCGTTACTGGACCAACGGGTGCTGACTCAACTGTTGTTGGACCAACAGGAGCTGTCGGTCCGACTGGTGCTGTAGGTGCTACTGGAAATACTGGATCACAAGGCAACACTGGTCCAACAGGTGCTGTCGGAGATACAGGTGCTGTCGGAAATACTGGAGCAGTAGGAAACACGGGTGCAACTGGTGCTGATAGTACGGTTGCTGGGCCTACGGGCGCAGTCGGGGCAACGGGTGCGGTGGGCGCGACTGGTGCTACTGGTGCAACAGGTGCTACTGGTCCTACGGGTGCCGATAGTACGGTTGCTGGGCCTCAAGGAAACACTGGAGCAACAGGAGCAACAGGTCCTACAGGCGCGGACTCAACAGTAGCTGGTCCTACGGGAAATACTGGTGTGACAGGATCAACAGGATCAACAGGATCAACTGGTTCAACTGGTGCAACAGGTTCGACAGGGCCAACCGGCCCAACACCATCTTCTTCAGTAATACTTCGTCTAACCGTCACGGGTGGGACGTCAGTAGACCTTACTGGCGCACCTGCAATTGTCTATGCTGTACTTGCAGCAGGTGGCGGTGGAGGAGGCGGCACCAGCGGCGCTACCTCGGTAGCTGCTGGTGGGGGTGGGGCAGGAGCCGTAGTTTCAGGCTGGGTGCCTGCACTAAGCACAGTCACCCTTGGAGCCGGCGGCTCGGGGGGAACTACGACGGCTGGCGGAACCGGAGGAACCTCGTACTATTCTGGGCTGGTCGCTTTTGGGGGAGCTGGCGGTGGACTCGGCGGAGGGGTCGGTTCGGCTGGGTCTAACGGTTCAGCCGGCGGAGGCGGCGGCGGAAGCACGACAGTCGGATTTGCTGGAGGCGCATCAAGTTCAATCGGGTACAACGTCGGCGGATCGGGCGGAGCTGGAGTTTTTGCAGCTGCTTTTGCAGGAGGAACTGATGGTACACCCGGAAGCTCTGGAGGAGGTGGTGGATCAGCGGTGACTTCTGGAACAGCAAGCAACTCTGGAGGTGGGACTGGCGGAACCGGACTGGCTGGAGGTGGCGGTGGCGGGGCGTACAACACGTCGGCCTCAAACACCGGAACTGCTGACGGCGGCTCCGGAGGAGCTAGTTTTAGATTCTCTGGTGGGTCTACTGCCGTATCTGGGAGCAGTACAGGAGTTAAAGGCTCATCTGGAGCTGGTGGCGCTGGAATTGCAGCTGCTGGCTCAAACGGAGCTTCAGGTACAGGATCAGGAGCACGTACCGGAGGAGCCGGAGGAGCCGGAGGAGGCGGAGGCGGAGGAGCCGCAGGCCTTTCCGCAACTGGCGGCGCTGGCGGAGCCGGTGCGCTCCTTCTGTACTGGTAGGAGTGAGACCCTATGTTTGGTAATCTTTTAGTTCCCGAGGGTATGACCCTTAGATATACGTTTGCAAGTAGCGCGTACAGTCCGGGAGTTTACCACACAGTAGATCTTACTGATGCACCTACCTTTGTTTTTGCTATCGTCGTTGGTGGTGGAGGCGCTGGAGGTAGCAGTAACGCACTTGGCCAAAGTGCGGGGGGAGGTGGTGCTGGAGCAATTAGTTATGGCTTAGTTCCTGCCTCGAGCAAGGCGTACTTTGGAGCCGGAGGCGTCGCAACTTCAAGTGGCTCAAATAACGGCAATCCGTCAGCCTACTCAACGCTTTACGCTGAAGGTGGGGCTGGCAGCCTTGGAGGAAATAACAGTGTGACGTCTGTAGCAAAATACGGTGCTGGCGGAGCTGGCGGACCAAAAGGTGGTAACAGCGGCACTATCTCTGGCGGTGCAGGAAGCACCCTGTGGTACAGCATTGGTGGCGCTGGTGGCGCTGGAGTTTCGGAGGACAATGCCAATGTTGGTAATCCTGGACAAGACGGCTCCTCTGGTGGAGGTGGTGGGGGCAGAACCAACCCGTCAACTACGGGACAAAATCCGTGCGTTGGAGGGGACGGTGGAAGTGGTTGGGTCGGTGGTGGTGGGGGGTCTGGAGTAACAAAGGATGCAACTCAGTCAGCCACCACCAGCGGGGGCAACGGTGGCAGCTCATACGCAGGATATTCTGGCGGAATAGGCGGAAGCATAACAAACTCAACAGACCGCGCCGCAAGTGGTGGCGGAGGAGCTGGGTACCTGGGGGACGGATTCAATGGTTCGGCTGCTAGAACTTCTACCGGAGCCGTCGGAGGAGCTGGAGGAAATGGCGGGGGAGGCGGAGGCGGAGCAGGAGGCGACAACTCTTTAGGTGGAAATGGCGGAAACGGTTGTGTCCTTATTTATTGGTAAAGAAAAGAGAGTTAAATGAACGTATATGCAGTAGTTAACCCAACTCAAGGGTACGTAACAAATGTCATTCTTGCTGACAACATAGACCAGGCTCGGGCCGTGATGAGCAACGTAGTTGAGGTCACGGAACTGACTGGCCCCGCAAGAATTGGTGGATGGTGGAACGGGAGCGTTTTTATGGACGAACAACCAACAACTCCTGAAGAACCAATCATCGATGATAGTTCGGTGTAGCGTCGATCCTGAGATTGATACTCACACTGTTGTTTTATAAAAATGATAGAATAGAGGAACAATGTACTACGTAAAAGACGGCCCGCGTACCCTCGAGTTCGAGGGGCGTCTTCTTGGGGAATCTACTTCTCGGCGTGGTGACTCTATCCGGTGGATCGAGTTTAAGCTGTATCAGACCGAGAGCGGTGCGTACGTTCTCTCGCGCATTGGTCGATCAAAGGTTTATCATACAGCTTCATGTGCCTTGGTTTCTCGCTACGGGCTGACCGAGGTTGAGTGGAATGACATTGATATTGACTCACTTGAATGTCCTGAGTGTCTTCCGAGTGCTGAGGCTCAGCTGGTCTTTCCAGAAAAAAACCGATACTGGGCGCAAGTTAGTGACGAGCCGCAGGCGGTTCTCGAGGCTCTCTACAAGTATGATGAAGGAGGTGCGCGATATCTGACTAAGGTCGCCCAGCGACTGCTTGAGTCGGCATCACACAACGACTCTCGTATAGAATCTATCTACAGAATAGAGCGCATCCCGTGATAAACCCAGACTTTCAACACAGCCCCCTGCAAATGTTGCTGGTTGAAATGCATGAGCTTCACCAAGAATTACAACGTCAAGGGTTTTCATCCAAGGACTCTAACGAAATTATTGGTCACATCTTGTACGATCAGATGATGGACCGTCCGCTTGTGTCGGACGTAGATACCGAGTACACTGAAGACCTAGAAGATTTAGACGACGACAACGACGAAGGAGATTTACTAGATGACGACGACCCCAGCGGAGAACGGCCTCTCTAACGTCAAGCTTCACTTGGTAGACACTGTCGAAAAGGCAGAACAGTTTCTCTCGTGGCTTGGCGAGCGCCGACCGATGAACGCTATTGCCATTGATATTGAAACGGGCGAGAAGCCAGGTGGGCACCGCAACGATGCGTTGTCCCCGTGGCACGGAAACATTCGCCTCGTTCAGGTAGGAGATGCACAGCAAGGCTGGGCGATCCCGTGGGAAGAATGGGCTGGTGTCTTCTATCAGGGTATGGAAAACTACGACGGACCCATCGTTTGCCACAACATTGCGTTCGAGGCTCGCTGGTTTTCGGTCAAGTCGCGCTGGGAACTTCCGTGGCACCAAGCCCACGACACCATGATTATGGCTCAAATCATTGATCCTCTCGGAACAGGTGCGCTCAAGCGCCTTGCGGCTCGATATGTTGATGGCCGCTCAGTTGCCTTGCAGGACACGCTCGATCGTCAATTCATGGATAACGGCTGGACGTGGGGGACTGTTCCCGTCACGTTTGAGCCGTACTGGGCATACGGCGCTCTCGATACCGTACTCACAATGCGCCTCTTTGAGCAGTTCTACGAACTATGCGGTCCGGGAAAGCCATACAGCATTCCTTACGAACTCGAGATGGCGACGCGCAAAATTGTCACGCGCATGGAAATTAATGGTGCTCGCGTCAACCTTGAGTACTCCAAGAGCAAGTACGACGAACTCATGAACTACTCTGACTCCGTCAAGCAGTGGGCAAAACAAGCCTATGGTGGTGTGTCAATTACGAGTAACATGCAACTCGTGCGCGCATTTGAATGGATGGGTGCTGACATCACGGAGACCACTCCGTCTGGCAATAAGTCCGTCAGCAAGGATCAACTTGCCATGCTGGTCCGTGACGGTAACGCTGAAGTTAAGCAATTGGCCGATGCGGTACTCAAACAGCGCAAGGCTGACAAGTTGGCAAGTTCCTACTTCCTTAACTTTATCAACGACAATGTCGATGGGTTTGTCCACCCCTCCGTTAAAACAATGGGTGCTCGTACTGGCCGTATGTCGATTACAGACCCTGCTTTGCAGACTCTTCCGTCTGGCGATGCTACGGTTCGTCGTGCGTTCATCCCGAAGGATGAGAACCACGTCATTATCTCTTCCGACCTTGATCAAGTTGAGTTCCGCCTTACCGCCAACTACAGCGAAGACCCAGCCCTCATCAAGCTGTTCCACGATGCCGATGCTACTGGCGGTGACGTGTTTACCTCGATTATGCAGCAGGTTTACCGTGATAACACGCTCACTAAGGCAGACCCTCGCCGTAAACTTATCAAGGGTGTCGTCTATGGCAAGCTCTACGGTGCTGGTGTGGACAAGATGGCTCTAACCGCAGGTGTTCAAACCGACGTCATGCGCGAGGTCGTTGAGGCCTTCGACGGTAACTACCCTGGTGTCAAAATGTTCCAAAAGCGTATTGAAGACTTTGGGATGCGTCGCGTCCGTGATGAGGGCAAGGGGTATGTTATGACTCGTACCGGACGCCGACTTCCTTGTGACGACGATCGAGTTTATTCGCTGACCAACTACCTTATTCAAGGGACGGCAGCAGAAGTCTTTAAGCAGAACTTGATTCGACTCGATCAGGCTGACCTTACGGAACTCCTTATTGTTCCAGTGCACGACGAAATTGTTCTTCAGGCTCCTCGCGAGAACGCCGAAGAAATCAAGCGTGTTGTGCAAGCCTGCATGACAACAACCGAGGGCTGGGACATTCCTCTCACTGCGGGTGTAGACGGGCCTTTCGAGAACTGGGGACAGAAGTACGATGCCTAAATTTGTGTTGGCTGTAGACCCCGGAAAAGTTACGGGCATGGCGCTCGCTTCCTTTGGAAAAGGATCCGATCCACATCTAATTTGGGCTGACGAGCTCGAGATGATCGACTACTATGACAAGCTTCGCGAGTTGTTTGCAAGGTACGGGGACGACCTTGAAATTGTCTGCGAGAAATTTACAATCAATGTGCAGACGGCTAAGAAGTCTCAGGCTCCGTATAGCCTTGAGTGCATCGGTGTCCTCAAAGCGGTTATGATGTACTATGGCCGCAACCCCGAGGAGCTGAAGTACCAACTCCCCGCGAATGCCATGAGCATGTTCCCTAATGCCAAGATTAAGACCATGGGCTACTGGTACCGAGGAGGTGCTGGGCACGCCCTCGATGCAATTCGACATGCGCTACTTTATGTGGTACAACAGGAGAAGTGGAATTTTTTACCACTACTCAGAAAAGGAAATGACGAATGACGATTAATGTCGAACTGAACGAGGAACGCACACAAATCCTTATTAGTGCCGAGTGGCGTTTCAAGGAGCTGTGTAAGACGATTCCTGGTGCGACATGGGACTCCAAGAGCGATGTGTGGCGTATGCCTGTGTCGTGGTCTGGCTGTCTCGCCCTGCGCTCTACGTTCCGAGACGCCCTTGCAATTGGTCCGGGGCTGGCTCAGTGGGCAACGGATGAGCGAACTAATCGTATCGACCCTGCTAACGCACTGCGCGAAGTTACCGTCTCTGACGAGGGGGACGCGGACCTGTTCCCTCACCAGCGAGCTGGTGTCGAATTTTTGGTTACAGCACGTCAGGCGTTGTTGGCTGATGAGCCTGGGCTTGGTAAGACTGCACAGGCGATTCGAGCTATCAAGAAACTTCACGATCAGGGGGAGGATGTTTTTCCTGCCCTAATTGTCTGCCCTAACACTCTGAAAAAGAACTGGGAACGCGAGTTTGATCGGTGGTGGCCAGGTGTCGACGTTACCGTCATTGGTGGTACCGCCGTTCAACGTCGCAAGCAGTTTGAAGAGCCTGCTCAGGTCTATGTCATTAACTGGGAAAGCCTCCGTACACACTCGCGCTTGGCTCCCTATGGCTCGGTCTCGCTGGCTCGCTGTAAGGCGTGTGGCGGAGAGAACGGCTCTATGACCGAAAGCCGTTGTGAGGTTCACCCACGCGAGCTCAACTCTATTGACTTCAAGGCGGTGGTCGCGGATGAAATCCATCGATCCAAAGACCCAAAGTCCAAGCAGACTCGCGCCCTCTGGTCGGCGTCGGGCAACGCAGACATTCGATTTGCACTTACCGGAACTCCAATTGCTAAAGATGTTGTCGACCTGTGGCCGATCTACCACTGGCTTGCCCCAACTGAATTCCCAAGCCGTACTCGCTGGATTGACCGAATGGTCGATACCATGTTCAATGCTTTCGGCGGGATGATGGTTCTCGGTGTCAAGCCTCAGATGGAGGACGAGTTCTACGCCTCAATCAACCCCCGCATGCGTCGTATGCTCAAGCAGGTTGTGCTTCCGTGGCTTCCTGAAGTCATTGTCGATCGTCGCGATGTCGAGATGTCGGCCAAGCAAAAGAAAGCTTACAAGGATATGAAAGAGCAAATGATTGCTGAGATTGAGGACGGTGGCATTGTCACAGCACCCTCAGTCCTGACCCAGACTCTGCGCCTCCTCCAACTTTCGAGCGCGTACGCCACAATAGAAATTGATGAGACCTCGGGCGAGGAGCGCGTGATTCTCTCCGAGCCGTCGTGCACGATTGATGCCTTGATGGACGACATTAAGAACGCTGACTTCGGCGACGATTCAGTTGCGGTTTCCGCTGTGTCTCGTCAGTTGATCTACTTGCTGAGTGCTCGCCTCACCAAAGAGGGCATTGCTCACGGCCTCATTACAGGGGCTCAGACCGCTGATGAGCGACAGTACGCTATCGACGACTTCCAGTCTGGTCGCACTAAGTGGATCCTCTTCACGGCGCAAGCAGGCGGTGTTGGGGTCACCCTGACGGCAGCTCGTCGCCTGATTCGTCTGCAACGTCCGTGGTCACTCGTTGACGATCGACAGGTCAACGACCGCGTCCACCGCATTGGCTCTGAGATTCACGACTCGATCATCATTACTGACTATGTCACTGGCGGAACTGTGCAGGAACGCGTAGTTGACGTGTTAGAATCAAAGTCCGACAATTTCGAACAGATTGTCAAGGACAAGGAGCAACTCCTCAAGATGCTCAAAGAAGGGTAAAGCTGTGGCTGGGAAAAGAGGAAAGTCCTCTGGCGTTCGTAACAACGATCGTCAAAATGGCAAGGCATTTAAGAAGCACCCCAAGAAGTTCGACACTGAAAAGCGTCGACTCGTTCCGGCACCACCTAAGTAAGGGAACAAACAAATGACAGAAGGAATCTATACGCTCTCCAACTCGGAGATTCAGACGTACAAGGACTGTCGCCGTAAGTGGTGGCTGGCCTATTACCGACGTTTGAAGCCAAAGCAGAAGAAGTACAGCGGCCCCTTGGCTCTTGGATCTCGTGTCCACGAGGCATTGGACCAGTACTACTCGACTGACTCTCCGCTTCTTGACATCTACGCAAACCTTGTTCAAGAGGAGCGTAAGCTTGTCGAGGCTCAGACGGAGTTTACAAGCGACTTTGAGACAGAAGCCGACCTCGGTCGTATCATGCTCGAAGGGTACCTCGACTGGGTCGAGGAGGAAGGGATTGACGCCGACCTCGAGTTCATCTCGACGGAAGAAATCCTGACCATGCCAATGTTCGACGGTAGCGTTGAACTTCAGGGCAAGCTGGATATGCGAGTTCGCCGTAAGGCGGACGGTGTTCGCATGTTCCGCGACTTCAAGACGGTGGGCGGGTCGTTTACTCAGTTCGGTGAAACTGCTCACATGAATGAGCAAATCCTCACCTACATGCTCTTGGAAAATGCTCAAAACACAGACACGGACGAACGAAGCGAAGGTGGTCTCTTTACCCTGCTTAAGAAGGTAAAGCGTACTGCTGCTGCAAAGCCTCCGTTCTACGATCAGTTCGAAGTACGACACAATGTGTACACGTTGCGAGCCTTCTGGCAGCGACTTCATGGTGTAGTATCAGACTTGATAAAGACTAAAGATGCGTTGGACAATGGCGAAAGTCACTTTGCAGTGGCTTATCCTCGTCCGAACCGGGACTGCAAGTGGAAGTGCGAATTCTTTGCTATCTGCCCTCTCATCGATGATGGAAGTGCCGCAGAGTCAGCTTTGGAAATGGGCTACGAAGTTGCAGACCCGTATGCATATTACGGAAAAGACGACCTGAAAGGTAGTGAATAGTGTCTGAAATTCAGCGCTCTTTGACGATGATGATCTATGGCGCGTCAAAGGTGGGTAAGTCCACTTTTGCCGTCACAGCACCCTATCCTCGTCTCATGCTCGATGTGGAGGGCGGCCACCGCTTCCTTCCCATCAACGTCAAGTACTGGGACCCCATGCGGGAAGAACCTCCAGTAGCTGACGGAACTTGGGACACCTGCGTTGTGATCGTTCGCGATCTCCACGTTGTGCTCAAGGCCTATCAGTGGCTTCAGGCTGGTAAGCACCAGTTCAAGTCCCTGATCATCGACTCCATCTCGGAGTTGCAGGACAAGTACATGACCGACATTGCAGGACAGGATGCGGTCAAGATGCAACAGTGGGGCGAAATCCTGCGTCGTATGGGAGCATTCCTCCGCGACGTTCGTGACCTCACCTCGCACCCGACGGCACCTCTCGAGGCTGTCGTTCTCACGGCAATGGCTCAGGAGCGTGAAGGTGTCATGCACCCTTACCTCCAAGGACAGCTCAAAACTCAGGCACCGTATTTCTACGACATCCTTGGTTACCTGTCTAACGAGACATTCCCGAATCCCGATCCCATGCAACCACCGTACAAGGTTCGCCGTCTGTACGTTGAGCGCACGGAAAAGTTCGAAGCAGGCGAGCGCGTACAAGGCCGACTCGGTTCAATTGTTGAACAGGGTGACCTTGGCGTCGAGCGTATGCTAGACTTGATTTTCGGACCCCGTACTCAGCCGAGTGCGGACCAGTAACAAAACCCGATTACTAAGGAGATAAAGTGACACAGATCAACTGGGGAGAAATAATTAAGGAAGCCGCTGAGAGCGGTACATCCTTTGAGCCCCTTCCCGTAGGAGACTACAACCTCACCATCAAAGAAGCCTCATATAAGAAAGCCCAAAGTGGCCGCGATATGTGGAAGATCACCACTGAGGTGATTGATGGTCCTCACGCGCGTCGTCGTGTGTGGAACAACCTTGTCCTCGTCACGGAAAACCCTACCGCTCTTGGTATGTTCTTCCGCAAGATGGGCGCACTCGGACTCACTCAAGAGTTCTTTGCTCAGAACCCCGACGTTGACACGATTGCTCGTGCCATGATTGGTCGTTCATTCCGTGGTCAGGTTACTCAGGCTGACTACCAGGGTAAGATCAACAACGAGATTCAGATGTTTTACCCGATCTCGACACAGCCCGGTGTTGCGACTACCGTCGCAGCTCCTGTATC